AGGTATAATCTTGTTGAGTTTGTCCAAGGGACTACCCTCGTAAGCGACACCTGTAATGTCATTGGTTTTGAGCCAATCACAAGCTGCCTTTAGATCTTGTACTGTTGCTTCTCCACTCTTGATTCTGCGTAGAAAGTCCTCTGTAACAAGGTAGTGTAGCTCGTTAAAACTCTCTTCGGTTGCTTTCTTGGGTATAACCCTTGGATTCTCCATATTATTCTGGTAATAAGTTTTTCTTGACAAGAGCTGTTAGCTTGTCATCTACTGTGTTGTCAGTAGTTTTACTGTATGCTTCTAGTAGTTTAACTACAAGTTCTTTTACAGCTTTGCTGCCCATAAATTTGAACAGTATTGGTTTAATTAGTGCAATCATTAGAATGAGGGGGTTGATAAATCTGCGTCTTCTTTAACAAAACGTCCGGCTTCGTCACGCTTTGCTTTTGTTTTTCTTTTTGGTTTCTTCTTAGCAGCTTCTGCTTCTAAGGCTTTTAATCTTGTGTGTGTGCTCATTTTTGCCAAGTCCATTTTTTCTTAGGTTTGGGTGGTTGTAAGGCAGAGATAGGTACGACATCTTGGCATAGCACTACCATTTCTGATTGAGGATGGAATGTAAAGCCACGCTGTCTAAGTTCTGCACATTTCAACGCACGGACTAGCTCATAGTCTAGTCTCATTTTTTCTTCCTGACGTTTAGCTATATCTTTACATTGCTGTAGACCTTTACGATCTAGCGGAACCATAAAGTTAAGCTGAAAGCCCCAGTTTTCATTTATTTGATAGCTAGAAGGGTATAAGTCTCTAGTATCTTCATCCGCTGAGTACGGATTACTATGATTACCCATATAGAAAGGGCTAAATGTCATAGTAGACCCATTACATTGTATGTTTGGGCCATAAACCTGACGAGACGATGCACCATTGTTTTGGAATTGCACCGCCTGATTTGTCACGTTACCTGTAGCTGACGCTTGAGGATTTGATGTATTGTTTGTATCTGCGTAAGCTGGACTTACTGTGAGAATACAGAGAGCGATGTAGTAGTAGAGTTTATTGTATATGTGGTGTTGATATCCCACTGCTCTACTAAGCCAGCTGCTCTGCTGGTTGTTTCTAGTGTCCATGGTTGTGCTGTATCTGTCACTGAAAAAGTCGTGCCAGTGCCAGCTATGTCTGCTGATGGTGTGACATTAGTACCTGACCAAGTGTTAACTTCTGAACCAAATACTTGTTTCTGGGTGACTTCTGTGATATTTTGAGTTGTAGTTGTTGTGCTGTTCATAGACCCTGTAGTAAACTGGGGCGTGACAGTGTTAGCTCTTGCTACTGCGGGTGATAACAGGGCTAAGAGAAGAATTAGTTTCTTCATGTTTTTGGTTTGTCTTCTTTTGACTTTTTGTTACCTGTAGATAGTCCAAATGTAGCTAGGGCTCCTGTAAAGATCGAAGCAACGAACGTGATGTCTGATGATGCTCCAGTCTTCTTGACCATAGGTAACTCTACGTAGTTTAGTGTAATGATAAAACCAGACCAGATAACTACGCCTAGACGCACCATGGCTCCTAGTATTTGCATCTGTTCGTCATGGTCATCTACATTCTCTTTTATTTTTCTGAGGATGCCTTTCTTTTCTGGCGGTTTTGTTTCCATTTGTTTATCTTGCCTTGTAAGAATTTTTGTATTCTATCCTTTAACGCATTGATTACAGGTTGTGTAGCAGTCGCAGCTGCCACAGCCGTTACAGCAGTAACAGACGCAGCAACTAAGACTTCTTGCGATGGTAAAGGGATGCTAGGTAAGGGTGGAAAGTGTATTTTTGGGGGTGGGTTTTCTTCTGTTTGCACCTCCTTTGTACCTTCGGGTCTTCGTAAATCGCTCGGAGGTACGACCAAAGGTTGATATGAGGGAACATCTGCTGTAGGGAGAGGTAAAGAAGGAGTTTTTATTTGTATTGGCTCAGGTAACGGTGTTACACTAGGGATTGAGATTCTTGGTAAGCCTTCCATGCGTCTTTTACCTCTTGTGTCCAGACTGCGTTACATATTGCAGTAACTTCGTTTGGTTCAGATCTTTCACTTAAATCCATATCTGGATGTAATACATATCTTTCAAAAGATCTTGTAAGTTCTGTGCCATCTTTTTTGATGACTGTTGCTTTACGGACTTGTACCGCCTTGTATTGACCGACAACTTCTATCTTGTCGTATTCGATTGATTCGCTTAATGCCATTATGCGTCTGTTCTATAAGTAATTGTAAATTGTATCTCACCAGAGCTGCTACAGTTTTGTGCACCTATTGCAAATCCAGCACCATTATCATTTAAAAGTTGTACATACATATTTGTAGTATTATTTGTTGCTCCCATCACTAACTGGCGATTACCGCTAGTATCGAAGCCAATCATGTATCCCACTGTTGCTGCTGTTCTAGTGTTACTGTCACCATGAGTAGCAAACGGTAAACCGCCCATGCCAATGCCTCCACCAGAACCTGAGTTAGAGTTCCAATCAAGTCGTCCGCTTGCCATTACGAGTGACCCAACCTTGACGTAACGACCTACTGCAATGTTGGCGTTTAGGCTAGAGTTTATAGTTGGAGTCCATGTGCCTTCTTCATAGTCGTCAAGTGCGTTGGCTCCGGCGGTGTCAGTTCCAAAGCATAAACCACTGTCAGTAAACTTTGCTACGTCAGACATAGACCCAGTGCTTGCACCTATTTTAAAAACTATTCTTTGACCACCGCCTCCACCACTAGCAGCACAAATCTCTGTTTGCCCTGTATTTCTTAATAATGTATCTTGCGACCCTGTTTTTAAAATATGTATTGCAACATCACTTGAATCTTGAAGTTTTAATTTTGAATCTGGACTTGTGTTTCCTATACCTACGTTTCCATTAGAGTTTATATCTAATCTTGCAGCACCTGCTGTACGAAATCTTATAGTATCGTTTGACGGAAAACTTATTGAAGTATCAGTATCACCAACGTGTTTAATTGAGTCAGTAAGGAATAACTCATCACCCGAAATAGTTCCATCACCACCAGCAGAAAGAGTTCCTGTAACTTCTAAATTACCATCAATTTTAGCGTTACCTTCAACTTCTAATAATTCATCTGAATCTGTAAAAGCACTATCATCAGCAGTGATCTTTACACCATTCTGTGTTAGAACTAAGTTTTTACCATCTGGATAGCTATTATCATCGTCTATAGTTAACGCTAGTCTTTGTCCATTACCAAACTCTTTAGTAGAATGTAAAAGTGTTGCAACATGATCTGTCGCACTACTATCTTTTTTAAGTTCTATTTTAAAAGCTTCTGTGTTTCTTCCAGCTGCTGTATCTAAGTCTTTTCCAACATAACCTCTAAGTATTGGATTAAAGGTATTTTGATCGAACTTATCATGATCTTTAGCTACGTTTATACACCCTCTAGGATCTGCTGGTGTATATACTATAACTTTAGTATTTGCTGTAGATAAACTAGATGATGGGTCAGAACTTCTAGTAACTTTAACTGTTGTACCAGTTGTACCAGAAATAGTATTAAACGCTTCTTGAAAACCAGACGCACTATCTTTTATTAAAATATTATCTCCAACTGCTATTGTATGTGATGCAGTTGTTAAAGTAAGAGTAGTTCCAGAATAACTAAATGCAGATATAGCTAAAGGTGTAAAATCAAAACCAGCTTTATCTCCAACATTTACCGTACCTTCTACATAAACATCATCACGAATCTGGTGCAAGTTTTTATTTTCTCTTTGCCAAGTTGTACTATTATCGTCTGGGTTTAATCTTAACTTACCAGCAGTACCAGCTGCATTAACATTATCCATAATTGACAACTTAGCTGGTGTAACTTGCAAATCTGCTATGTGTGCAGTATCTATACTTCCGTCAGTATAGTGCTCAGAGTTTATTGCATCATCTGCTATCTTAGCTCCAGTAACTGCGTCTGCTGCAATTTTAGCTGTAGTCACACCACCGTCTGCTAGTGCACCAGTAATATATAGTATACCGTTCATCGCAGCATGGCTGGTACACTGATAGTATAGAACATCAGGAGCATCGTGTTGTACTTCTACAATAACTGTACCACTACCAGCGTTGTTAGTTACGCCAGTATTGTATGCAGTACCGCTTGCTCCAGATGTGCTTTGTATACGTATAGGATGACCACCTGAGCCATTCTCAAATCTATACGTTTTACCTCTTGTAAGGTAAAGAGTAGGGTTGTTGACAGTGCCATTCAACCCTTCTCCTTGAAATGTGTAGGCACTAGAACCGCTAGCACCTATTGTAAAGACATGATCTAGAGCTAATTCGTCTAGACCAGCTTTTTTAATTGTCGTTAATGTCA